TTCAAGTCTTTTATCCATCATAATTTCTACCTCCACTAAACTAGATTCATATGTCTAATATATAATTAAAATTATTAATAAGTTACAAGCTGGGTGTATATACACCCAGCTTGTAGATAATTATTGTGGTATTATTATTATATATTCACCGGTATCACCATCATTTATACTTCTATCTTGAAGTGTTTTTATTAAATTTAAAAACATACTATAATCTTTATTTACAATTTTTATATAATTATATTGTTTTGAATCAATAATTGCTTGGTCTTTTAATTTTTCTTTTACTTTATCAACTGATTGTATTTTATGATGATTATTTGGATTATCACCACCATCTTTAATTTCTATAATTAGATTAAAATTATTAAGATAAAAGTCTGGTAAATAAAAATGTTTTTTACCTTTATATACATATTCAAATACATAAGGACATTGATCGATATCTTTAGGATTAATCACCTCAGATTCATCAATAAATTTTAAAAAATGTAATTCATATGAACCAGTATAATTGATTACTGTTCCATCTTTAAATTTGTATGTTCCGGAAATGGATCTATTTTGTAACATCTTTTTTTGCATTTCTGGGTCGTTTAATAATGTATCTTTTCCATATTTCTTTTTCATATTTTCAACTGCTCGTCGTCTTAATTCTTCTTTACATTCTTTTCTACCACAATATCTGCTATATTTTCCACTATTTTCATTCCATGGATTTGGTCTTTTACAAACAATACATTTTGGCGGTTCTTTTATATTATGTTTTATATCATATATTGTTTGACGTGTTGTTTTATTTTTTTTAATATAGTCTTTGTGTTGTGTTTCAAAATGATTTTCAAGCGTTTTTTCATTTAAGTATGCCATTGAACATATTGGACATTTAAATTTTTTATTTATAGAAGAAGTAGAATATTTCATGAATATCTCCTAATTAAGTGTTATTATGAATTTTATATACTTACATAATAATGTTTAATTAAAAATTATATAAATAACAAAATTATAGAGGTTTCATATGGCTGATTTAAGTAAAATAAATTCTAATAAAGTTATAGATATTGTACCATCAACTACGTTAGATGGAGATTTTTTAAAATTAGATAACTATAATATTGGTAATTATAATTCAGAAGTACAAAGTGTTATGAATATTATTATGATGGAAGAAAATACACACCCAGATTATCCTGAGATGGGTGCACGGAATCTTATATTGGATATATATAAAAAAGAATATAAAGATGTGTATTCAATTATTTCTAAGATCGAAAATATGATAAAACAATATACTGGGTTAAATGCAACGATTGAATTTGAATTAAATAAAGCTAATCCAGAAATTATTGATATGTATATTACCATCAATGGTATTAAACAAATTATAAAAGCTGATATTAAAAATAATAAATACGCTAGATTTATTCCACCGGAATCAGTTTAATAGGGAGGTGTAAAATGAGTAAAGAAAAAATATTACAGTTTGATGATGAATCTAATGAAAAAATAGATAATATTATTTTTAAAAGTGATAACGATAGTAATGATACTAATAGCCAACCAAATGATAATGCTGAAAATTCATCAAGCGATAAACATATTGACAGATTTAGATTAATGGAAAAAAGTTTTTTAGAGTCTATGCCAGATATAAATGAATTGCGTAAAAAATATGGAAATCGCAATGGCATTAGAGAAGGTAAAGATCCCGCTAATATTTATGCAAATGTATTAAATATTGTTACGAGTACTGGGGATACTATTGTATTTAATTTTAAAAAATATAAAGATGAAAAAAGACAAGAATATTTAAAATCGATCGGATTAATTAAAGATGAAACTAAAATTAAGAAAGATAATTTAAAGAAAACTATTAAATTCGATGATGAAGACGAGGATGCTGAATAATGAGTATTGTAAAAATAGCATCAATTGCAGATATACATTTCGGTAAAAATGACCCAGAGCGATTATATAATGAATTAGTGTCTGAATTTATTGAACCTATGAAATTATATAATCCTGATATAATCGAAATTGCGGGTGATACATTTGATAAAAAATTGGTTATGAATTCGGAAAGTGTATTATATGCAAATAAATTTATAGATGCTATTTATACAAATTTTTCTAAAAATGGAACTGTAGTATTATTAGTACATGGTACATTAAGTCATGACAATCTTCAAATTAAAGCATATCAGCATTATAGTTGTGATACATTTAGAATTTATAATACCGCAACAAATGCATATATAAAAGGTATTAATTATCTTATATTACCTGAAGAATATGTTACATCCGAAGATTATTATGGTGAACTCATTAAACCATCGGTTCCATATGATAAATGCGTTGGACATGGAATGATAGATTTTGTATCATTTATAAAAAGCGGTACGTTAAATAGTCAAAAAGTATATGTGTGGGATAATAAGTTATTAAATTCAATTGTTCGTGGTATAACCTCATTTGGTCACATTCATACATCACAACGAGTAAAAAATGTAATGTATAATGGTTCATTTTCTCGTATGAACTTTGGTGAGGAAGAACCAAAAGGTTTTTATACAATAGAATATAACACTGAAAAACATACATCGAAAGTAGTATTTCATGAAAATACAAAAGCACCAAAATATATCGATATAGTTATTTCTGCTCCATATGAAAATGAAAACTCAGTTTTAAAATATATATTACATATGGCAGAACATAATGATTACGTTAGAGTAATACCTAAATTACATTTAGATGATATATTATATGAAAAAATTATACAATTAGTTAGAACGTTAGATAATACAACATTGTTAACAAAATTTATTGAACGTGATAGTATAGTTGAAACAGAACTTGATGATTCTAAAAAAGAAAGAATATCAAAATGTAATTTGTATAAAGATCTTGGATTTATTGAAACTACAATACAATATGCAAAAAATGAATTACAAGTAACAATATCGAAAGAAGATATCGAAAATGCATTAACATTAGATACAAAAAAGAGTTAAACGGGGATTATTCTCCGTTTAACTTTGTAAAAAATTTTATAAATATATATTATACATATGACATAATAATGTGATTTGTTATATTTTCTTTATTAAATTTATATTCGTGGAGGGACACGCATGACAGATTTAATTTTATCTGATATAAGTGGAAATGAAATCGATCCTAGAGAAATGCTCACTGATCAGCTAATTTGTTATGTAGAAGGTTTAAACCCAGATTTGGGTAAAGCATCTGACCCATATTATGATGAATTACAATCATTTTTGAAAGAAGTATCAATGAGTGGAGTGGTGCAGATAAATGCATCAAATTTATACTCCACACTTGGTTTGGAGGATGTTGATTTATCTGGAAGTGAAAATGATATTAAAGATATTAATGAAAAAGAGTATTATGTTGCATATTCAGATTTCGAAAAACAGGAAAACAAACCTTCTGATTTAATGTTTATGATGATGGTATTCCCATATACAAAAGATGAAAATAAGAAAGCAGCATCTGATGATTATATTTTCCAAAATGTGCAAGCAACGCCTTTTGGATATACTGAGATAGAAGAATAATATTTATTGTGTGTAGAATTCTATTGTGTTAAGAATTCTACACACAATATATTTACATTTTTTATTTAAAAGGAGTTTATATAATGGTAAATGAAACAACACAATATACTGGATTAAAAAAACGTGATACATTATACTATAAAAATAATAGTGAAGGTAAAACATATATTTCTCAATTAATTTCAAAAGAAGATCCCTATAATATTTGTAACATTACGTCAATGGCAATGATGCTTCAATATAATGGAGTACTTGATATTGATGGATATGAAAAAGATAATAGTATATTATTTATAGATGATGTATATCGTTTTATTAATACTAATGATGATGTTATTGATTATTATTACCAAGTCAATCCAGTTTTATTTAAAAATTGGTTTTATTCGTACAAAAAAGAACAAATTAAAAGACGAAAAGATGTATATACACCAAATGAAGTACATGCTGTATTATCATATGGTATGAATAAATATATATTTGATAAAATGCCAGATAAATATGTATTAGTTGATAAAAATAAATATGTAGATAAAAAAATATGTCATTTTACAGAAAACGTTGATGTTACTACAATTGTCGAAGAATTATTACTTGGTAGAACCGTTGTGTGTTCTGGTGTGTTTAATAAGCTTGGTCACGTCGTTTGTGTCGTTGGCGTTGAATTACTAAGAAATTATTACATTGACGAAGAAACAAAAGCTATATTAACACCGATTGAACTTCGTGATGTAAAGAATTTTATTATTGATGATCCATATGGAGATTATCATAAATCATACACAGAACGCAAAGGTAATGATATTAATATGAAATTTGATGATTTTATAAATATAATGAAACCAAGAGACTCTATGAGAAAATGGGTACATAATACATATATATTATAAACAATAAATTACTAATAGGAGGTTAATCACCTCCTATTAGTTTTTTTTATTTTTTATATACTATCATGCTGTAAGAACGAAGCAAAACGTTCAGGATTTTTATAATAATCATTTTCAAATTTTTCTAATAAATCTTGTCGTTCACTTTTTGCATCTGAATATTCGGAAATAAATGAAATCACTTCAATTCCACCAATATTAGCAGTATCACGAATATTTTTAAATTTATTATAAATTGCCATCTTTACATCTAAAAAGAATAATTTTTTTATCATTTCATAATAATATAATGGAAATTCATTTAATCTTCTAATTCGTTGCATATCAAGTGAAAATGGAATAAATGTTTTTGGAACAGGATCCATAACCGCAATATCCGGTGGTTCAAATCGAATTGACCATCGAATTTGAGGAACTGGAATATTTGAACGAATTTTACCCATAATAGAATCAACCGCAAATGAAGATCCATATGAATAAATATCATTCATGAAATTATTTTGTACATAATAATTTTCAATACCAATGAACGGTAATTCTGGTGTTTCGTTTGGTATTTTAAATTTATAATACGATGATATATTTCCATGCGTATCTTTTGTCGGAATTGAATATGATTCTAAAATTCTAATTCCTTTAACTATAAATGGATAATATAAACTAAATGTAAGCAAAGTGTCTTCGTTAAGGATTGATAACAACCACTCTGGTTCAAGAGCATCAAATAAATCATCACCTAATTCACGTCTTAAATTGCGAAATAATATAGTTTCGCTCATCATGGTGATACCCTCCTTATTTTTTCAGAACTTCATTAAGGAGGTATGAATTGAGCGGGACTTTTAATTTAATATTCTCATTTGAAGTTATTTCAGCGTGATGTTTTGATAATACAACGTTTGATGTTGCATAATCAAAATTAAATAAATCCTCAAGAATCTTAATAGATTCTTTACTTTCACTTTCAATCATTTTCTTTAATGAATTCTCAGGATTATTAAATACAATATATGAAGATACGCTTTCACTTCCGTTCTTTTCCTTTTTTAGTTTTCCATATACATCAGGATCAACCATTCGAGATTTATACAAACCTGGTGTAGTAACACAATCAAATGTAACAGGATACATCGGATATTTCTTTATAATGTATTTTCCATCTGGTCCATCTTTTTTTACAAAATTTGGTGTATATGCTCTAATACTTGCAGCAAAATTTGAACCAATTTTTTTAATAATTGGTTCAATAATTTGTGTTCCGAGTGGTGGAACAAATGTACAAACTCCTTTAATTAAATCATTAGAACGCCAATATTTTCTGATAAGCCATGCATATCGCGTTGGTTCAACAAACATAAATCGTTCTAATGGAGAATTTGCAGGAGGATGTTCAAATTCTCCAAACCATGTTTGTTGCGCAATGTTTTCTTGAACAAATTTTGATTCATCAAGTGATCGCTGTGTATCATCGCCGCCATAATATGTTTTATTACGACTCAACGCATCAAGGTGAATGAGCGTTGTTTCGATTGTGCTACCATCATCACTTACAACTTTCAAATCTTGTAACGTACTAAATGATTCAAGTACAACCAATATTGGTTTTCTTAAATCAACTATAGAACGTTCTTGTGATCGAGAAAATATTTCCATATATATCTCCTTAAAATATATTATAATCTATTTGTATGTTGCATTTTTATATATACATATTTAAATATAAATAAAAGATTAAACATATATATAGATAATCATTATAGTGTAATTTTAATGATTACACAATTTAAATATTTAAGGAGTTATAATATGATTTCAATAAAACAAGATATCTTTGAAAAAAATAAATTTGATATAAGCAAATTTAATGAAGCAATTGAATCGATTTTTTATTATAATATTATTCATAAAGAAAAAGATTCTTTATTAAAAATTGTTGATTCAAAATGTCATGTTGTTTCTGAAATTATCGAAAATAAAGATGGAAAAAAATCAATTTCAAATAAAGATTATGTATTTTTGTACATTGATGATGTTAATAAAGATGAACCAATTAACATTGTTAACTCAAAAGTTTCATTATCATTTCCTCATCAATTTATTACCACAATCGCTGATGAAGAATTAATTAAACGAATGTATGATAATGGTGATGATATTGATGATAATGATGTGTATACCGTGTTAAACAATGCATCAAGTGCAATTGTGGCATTAAGTTCTGTTATACGATATAATTATTTTGATATTGATAACAAAGTATGTGAACCACTTGTTTCTAATTTAAACTCAATTGCATTGCGATACATGGATATTATAAAAACATTTTTACCAAAATATATACAGCAAATAAATAATACTACAGATGATAAATTTTTTCTAGATATTAATTTAATTTCAGCATATTTAGAAGATTTAATTATACGAAATTCTTCCTCAGATAAAGTAGTTGGGGAATCGATTCGTACTACACTTCCATCGTTGTTGGTGGTTGTATATTTTGCAATATATCTTAAACTATTTGCTATGATAAAATATTATACATCAGTTATTAATATGAATGATGAATCTGTCATGACAACTAATAAAACATCAATTGAAACAATACTTGATTTAATTATTAAGTCAACGTATGATATTTATATTGATAATCAAGAAGAAATTTCTAGACGAATTAATACATTATTTTATACATTTGTTTTATTTAAGAAAATGAATGATTATATTTCTATATATACTGGATATGATATTAATTCTGAAAAGATTGTTTCTATTTTCAATGCATACGCAGATGTTATTTATGAACGATATAATGAAGATGAACAAGATGCCAATTTCTTATTTAGTTATGTATCAAAAGATTATCTTGGTATTCTTGATTTCTTTACAATTCATCATCCTATTCTTGAAAATAATTATAGAAGTCCATTGAGTGAAATCTCTGAAGCTGAAAATCCATTTACAATAGTATCTGGTTTTTATAATTGTATTAATACTGATGTGATACCATTTGAAAATCCATATAAACGATTATATGATTACTTATCAAAAAATAAATTATTAGATGAATATGATGATAATGATTGTGGTGAGTATGCCGTTAAAATGCTACTCGATGAAATGAATAAAAATTTTAATATTATTGATTCATATCGTTTTTATAAATTATCCGCTGTGTTAGCATTTAGTATACTTGTAAATACTGAATATAATATTATTATACGAAGATTAAGCGAACATCTTATTAATACATTATTTATTGTTTGGTTTAAAACATATAATATTTCAAATATTTCGTTATATTCCAAACCGATTTTAAATACTCCAGTAAAAAATGCAATACAGGATGTGTATATACAATGTGTTAATCATATTGTTGTATTACAAGAATTATTGAGTGAACAAAATAATGTAAGTAAAAAACACGCAATTGATGTTCCAACATATCATCAAGCATTTACTATATCACTTGCGTATTCTTACTTGTATAATGTAAAGATTATAAAATTCTTTGATTTAAATAATTTAGTATTGTATACTGATATATCTGATATTGCTACTATGATAAGTAATGATTCATTATTACTTATTTGTACTGAATTACTGACATTAAAGGATCCCAGAATATCAATAAAAAGTATTCTCGAATTTTTGAATACATCTGGTAGTCCGCATGTATTAAAGCTCTCTAAATTTTCTAAAGATAAAAAGAATATTATTAGCGGTATTATTAAATATATTAAAAGACAAAATATTATATTTAATTCTAATTTAGATCAAAACATATTTATAGCTAGCTTAATATTAGAAAATAATGATATTGAAGATGAAAAATTCTACATTGTTTTATTTAAACTTATTTCGATGTATTTATTACATAGTGATAGTGACACATCATTATTTATTGATAATAAATTATTTATAAATATTAAAAATGATATTTATAGAGCTCTTTCATCCGCACAATTTTTAAGCAATAATATACTATAATCAACAAGTTAGGAGCGGATGATATGAACACGGTAATTAATTGGATTGAAATATTTAATGAAATGAAAGAACATACATCAAGAGAAGCATTAACAGATGAAATGGATACTGAATATGATAATTCATTAAGCGATGATAAAGAAAAAGAAAATACAAAAGATGATAGTGCTGATGAGAAAGAAGATACAACAAATGCAGATGATAATAATCAAAATGATGATGAATTAACAGATGACATGGGAGATGATACAAAAGAAGAAAATGAAAATGATGAACAAAATAATGAAGGTAATAAAAGTGACAGTGGATTTGATTTAGGATCAGCTTCAAAACTTGGACCAAATCAAATTAAAAAATTACAAGGAAAAATTAAATTATCACAAGAAATTCAGAATCTAATAAGCGATATTAATTTAATGATAGAGTTTCTCGATCAAAATCCTAAAAAGAATCTTGTCGTCGTCAAATTACAAGAGTTGAAAGAGAGTGCTCTATCATTGAATGAAATTGTAGTAATTAGTTCGCTTGAAGATACCATGGTCAGATACGAACTATTACTAGAACAATATCGTTTATTGGTGAAGAATCTTGAATAATATTTTAAAAGAAAATTGATTTATTAGGAGGAAAAAATGGATGGTAGCAAGAAAAAGATAAATCTTGCCCCTCAGCCTTATCACAGGACACTTGAATCGATTCAGACATTATTTAAATCTAAACGAATTGGTGATCCATTAAGTGGTAGTGGGTGGGACTCAATCATATCTGAAGAATCATACTATGAAATGTTCAAAGATGAAATTTCTCATAGTTTATTTGGAAATGATGAACGGATGAAGAACGCGTATGAATCAGTTCTTGATAATACTACGCGTGATACGCTTAATCCGTTTGCCCCTGGAACGTTCGCAGCTGAAGGTAGTGATGCGTTAGCAGTTAACGCCAACTATAATCAGTTCTCCCGTCTCAATCCTTATACGATTGCGGGGTATGTTGCTCGTTCTAAGGTAATGGATTTATATAATATTATTACTCATGATCGTCAGACACTTACTTATGAATATAATCTCGATTATATTGTGAAGGGTTCTGATCCTACTAAGTATACATTACCCGCAGCAATCAGGGATGGTAGCATGAATGGTCTTCTTGACCTTCCTCAAGCTACTCCACAGCTTTCTCCGGATCATCCGCATATTGAAGCTCTTCCCACTGGTGCTGGTGGTGCCAATGAAAATTGGATTAAGATTGGATCTTCTGGTAATCTGCTTGTTGAAAGTGGAATTACTAACCCTCAAAAGTATGCTATCGAACGAAATGTTTCAATTTCTAAAATTTATTATAAAATTCCATTAAGCGGTGGTGGATTTGCAACTGGTGTTCTGGATGCATATACTAATCGCGGATTTATGGAAGGGGATATCGCCAATCGTATGTTTAACGATACTTATAACGTTACGTACGATGATGGTGGTACCCAGAAGACTGTAGCACTTCGCGTTATTGGTGTTATTAATCTTGATACAAGTGAATATTCTATTGCCCAGGCTGGTGCTGGTTATATTACCCATTTCCAGTTTGATGCTAAGATTACTAACCTTGCTAATGAGATGGACACTATACGCAGTGGTGTGTATAAATTTGTACAGACCTTTGATGTTAATAACAAGGTTACCGGTACAATTCCGATTTCTCAGCTTATGACTGATGATTTCAATGCTGCTGGCGAAGGTGTGACGTGGACTGCATATATGGTAGACCGCATCACTGAAGCTTATTCCGGTCTTCGAGATCTTGAGCTTGAAGAGGAATTAGATAAAGCATTTGCAAAGCCAAAAGATCGGTTTGCCTTGTATATGAGACTTGGTGGATTTAAAACTGAAGCTCCGTTTGTATTAACGTATCGCGGTGCTGGTGGTGGAGATCCGTTCTCGTGGATCAGGGACGGTCTTAAGGACATGATTCGTCATGTTCTGACTCAGGCTGATGTTGATCTACATCTTGAATCTTCTACACCTCGCCAGTGGGTTATGTATGGTGCAGAACGTGATATTCAGCGTTTACCCGATATTTCTTATACTAATTATGATGGCGAAACTGGCGATGATGCCGGTGCAAACTATCGATATGGTTTCTCTGTTGATACCTCTGCGGGATTTATCACGAATCTTGGTCAGCGGCTTAAGGTAATTGGTTCTAAGGATAAGCGTCGGTTGAATAAGCCAATGATTGCTCAGCTTAAGACCATGACACTTGATCAGCCGACTACTATCTATTTCCCCTATAGTTTCAGAGTATTCAGTGGTCTGTCTCCTGAATATCGTATGATTCCTGCGATCTGCATCTATCAGCGAGACTACATTGGTACGATGACTATTGCTCAGGCTCGGATTACTCTCGAAGGGAACAGCCCCGATCTCTATCAGAAGATTGCAAAGTTCTCTGCAAGTGGTTCTATCTAATAATCAGTTGGTTTATACTATGGTATTTGTTATTAACAAATATCATAGTATATTTTATTTCGTTATTGTATATTATGGTATTTGTCGTTGACACATATCATAATATATTTTTCACCACTAAAACTAAACTGGTAGCAACTAGTAGGGAGGAGTTTCCTCTCTACTAGTTTTTTATTTATATGTTGAGAACATTAAAATGAATATAATTTTACATATTGGAGGTAAAACTAATGTTTGTTGTAAATGATGATGTTATAAAATTTATAAAAAGAGAAATATCAAACTATATGTTTGATTTTGTTAATTTTATTAAAAAGTATGAAGTTGATTTTAAAGAGATATTTATTCGTGGATTTCTTAGCGCAGGTGATTTTAAAGAATTTATTAAAAAAAATAAAATAACAACTATTAATTTTGATGAAGTTGTGTATGATGAATTTAAAAACGAAATTGTTAAACGACGTACATATGATACAATAAATGACACATACAATTTATTTACTCTTAAAGAATTAGATGAATATATGTCTCGTATTTTTTGTAATAATAAATATTATTTGTATTTAGATTTATTCTCTTATATTTTTAAGAAAAATATTACATCGGTGAAAACTATTAAAGCATATGCAAATGAATTATTACGTACAAAAATATATAATGATAAATCAAATGGTTCGTTATATATTTCATTTGGGTTTTATTCATTACTTGAAAATGTTATTGATAGAAATATATTTTTATCAGTACCAGTTATTTCTGTATCTCCTACTGTTAGATTTTTTAATAGTGAAATGAAAACTAAAACTGAAACATTTAATTTTGTTAATTATATGAATCCTATTAGTTATGACAACAGTGATAATATACATAAAGATTTTTTATTTGATAATTATGGTCCTTCATTGTTTTTTGATAATACAGCTAAATTGCATATAAAAGAATTTACTATTAAAATTGATATTGAAACATTATTTTTATCTATGTCGATGTTTGATTTAAATACAATACAAACTGAAAAACTTGATGAATTTAATGAATTTATAAATAGTATTACATTATCTGCTATTATCACATTATTAGCGGATATAGAATTAGCTTCGGCATTTGTTGATCCTAAATATATTTTAACAGATATATTTTCAGGATTTAATAGTACATTGAAAAAATTTGGTACTGCTATTTATAGAAAATCATTATATAATAATTCTTTGCGCTCAAAACTTAATAAATTCACAATTATATTAGATTATATGGCGCTTTTGAAAGATTTAAGTTCTAATTATTTAAGTTATAGTGAGAATACACCATTTGTTGCCACCCTGCTTAATCAATCAAGAATATTAATGGAAGAGGTAATTAGTTTAATGCTGACTCTGTTTAATACTCGTACAACTACTATTATGGGTGGTGAAAAAACAGTTAATGTTATTCAATTGGCGATTAACAGACTTAAAAAAATTACTGAGTCTTCTCGATATGAAATCTTAGAAACAATAAATCGAGATGATATCGATATTAAAACTATTTTATTGCTAAATCTTATTTATGAAAATAGTTTATATAATAATTATTTAAAATCGTTTAATTTATCAATTAAAGTTTTAACTGGTTTACTCGAACAACTTATTGTATTAATATATATTATGACTACAAATTCTAATTATAAATATTCAGATGATAAATTTAATGAAATAAAATACCAAATCGATAAGATTTCTGAAAATATTAAAATGTTATTGGAAACATTACATGGGACGGATGTTGATTATAGTCAACATATGTTATTATCACTTTCGGATAATAGTAAGGTATTTACTAATACTTTTATGCCTTTTAATTATGAAAAAAATAAAAATATGTTTAATTATTTTATAAATAGTTCACAAAATTTTGAAGTCGCGGTTCCATATTTAATAAATAAGAAAGTACAAAATATTATTAATGAATTGCATATGTATTTTAGCGATGATAATACTAGAGAAAAAATATTATACAATGATCGTTATAAACAATTATATAATGATATCGATTTTATCAAGAAAATAAAAATAGAACGCGACAGAAACCAACCATATGTATATAACATATTTAGTTTTAATATGAAAACATATGAAAATACATTATTAACAGATGTTCCAGAAAATGATTTTGTTAAAGAAGAACTAAAATCAAATGTTTTTCAATATTCTGATGTGGTTAATTCAGTTAAGAATGAATTTAAAAAGGGTGAAGGTGAATTGGGATATAATTTTACCAGTATTGTTGAAGATCTAGCTGACCCAATTAAAATTACTAATGGTATTGAAGCGTATGTTGAAGAATTTGAGAATTCTGAGTATGCTGATGATGAAGAATATAAGGAATATATTGATAGTTTGAAAAAAGAAATTAATGAGTTTGATTCTATTATAGATACTGTTGGTGAATATTTTAATAAAGACGAATAAATAATAAAGGAGAAAAGAAATCGCATATGATACATTATAATACAAGAAATATATCTGCGTTAAAGATGTATTATTTGTTTAAAGATATGGGTATACAGAATTGCGATTTCTTTCTTGAATTACATGATGAAAAATTGCAATATGTTGACCCAAGAGATAGTAATCTTGATAAAGAAACAAAAATTAGAATAATGAGAGAAATATCAACCAATATCTGGTATTTTTTACGAGAAATTTGTTTAATACCAGAAGTTGGTAATATACCATTTGAATTTCATAGAGGTAATATAGCATTGGTATGGGCAATATTACATAATCTATCGGTTTATGTAATATTGCCTCGACAATCATATAAAACATATACAATGGCTGCTATTTACTATTGGTTAACATATTGGGGTACCTCGAAATCAACCGCGATATTTTTCGGTCATTCCGATGGACTTGTTATAAATAATCTTGATCGAGTTAAAAAAATTAGAGATGAATTACCTGAATATTTGCGAATACATGAGGGTAAGGATAATTCTAAAGAATTATATTATTCTGTATTAGAAAATACGATAAAAACAAAAGCACCTGGGAAATCTAAAGAAGAAGCAATGAAGGTTGGTCGAGGTTTTTCCACAGCAATGCAATGGTATGATGAGTTTCCATTCATTGATAATATTAAATATCAGTATGAAAGCGCGTTGTATGCTTATACTACTGTATCGGAATTTGCTAAAAAGAACGGATTACCATATCATCGTGCGATTACAACAACCGCAGCTTCATTAAATACTGAAAATGCTATATGGGCATATAATTTTTTATATAGTTGTGCGAGTTTTTCAGAACGTATGTATGATATGGATGAAGAAGGAATAAGAAAATATGTAAATATGAATTCAACAAATAATTTTCTAAGAATTGAATTTATGTATTATGATTTAAGTAAAGATGATGATTATCTTGAGCGAATGATTCGCGATTCTAATAATAACTGGGATGCAATCAATCGTGAAGTATTAAACATGTGGCTCGACGCAAATGCTGAACATCCACTTGGTCAAGATAATGTTATCTTACTTAATAATAAAATTATGGACCCAAAACAGACATTAATTATTGATGATGTATATTTACTGAAAATATATCGTGATATTAATGAATTTGACTTTAAAGGAATTTATGTAGCTGGCGTGGATTGTGGTGGAAACGTTTCACGAGACTTTTCGACTTTTGTAGTTGTTGATCCAACTAATTTTGAAGTTGTCGCAACGCTTCGCACTAATTCATATTCAACAACAAGATTTTCGAGAGCTATTGCATATATTATGAGTGCAATTTTTCCGAATGTTGTTGTTATCCCAGAACGAAATGCTATGGGAATAACAATTATTGATAATATTATTGAATATGATAGAAGTCTTGTATCACGTATTTATCATGATGAAAATGGTAAACCAGGCTTATATAACAATGCAAATATACGATATCAATTGTTTAATGATGTGTTAAAAATCGCAGTTATAGAAGATAATGATAAAATTCATGATATTAATATCATTCGTGAAATAAGCGGTTTAATTACAACACGCTCTGGTAGAATTGATCATCGTCCCGATGCACACGATGACACGCTTATGGCATATCTTATTGCTCGGTGGTTTTTAACACTTGAAAAAAATAAAATAAAAGCAAAATATATACCATTACATATTATACAATCTAAAACTTCGAACAAAAATAATAATGAACAATCGGAGGATACATTTGTGAATAATAAAATAAAAATGTTTATGAGCGGCAAACAATTTTCTAATAGTCCATTCGAACAAATACCTCTTGATAATAATAATTTAGAAGTAAATAATTCTGACGAGATGTTTAATAATATAAGAAAACAGTTTACTACAAAGTCTATTACATCGAGTGTTGAAATTCTTGAAGGAACTATTAACGAAGAAGAACTATATGATAAAAACGTTCATGAAGTTGAAGACATTTTATCTAAAAATTCTAAAAAAGTAAAAATTGATTCAAAATCAGATTCAATGGATATACTTTCAAAACAAATAAAAAAAATTATGAGATGATAACTATATACCTGGGTTATGCCCAGGTATATAGTATATTATGCTGTTAATCGTTCTTTAATAATTTTAAATACTGTATCTCTAGTATATGTATTATTTAT